TATGCTGCAATCCTAGAAAAGTTCTTTACCTTCTCAAAACGAAGAGTGCTATCGAACTTGTCAATCAACTGGTCAGTCTTGTGACTGATAACAAACACGTTAGAGTCGCCAGTGATATCAGTCAAAATTTTCATGAATTCTTCTGTGCCATTAGCATCAAGAGAGCCATCGAATACCTCATCCATAATCAACAGATTGGTCGAAACAGAGTTGCGTAGCTTTGAGACTGTTCGCCATGTGAATAGCAGAGCCAGATCAATACGCATTTTCTCACCCTCAGAGAACGACTCATATGAAAACTCATCACGAAAGCGAGAACGAATCGTTTCATTGAACTGCTCATCAAGCTCAAACTGGACGAAGAAATCCATCTCAGCAAGATACTTGTTGATTAACTTGTTGATAATAGGCACGTATTGACGAATGATCTGTGTCTTGATACCACCATCTTTGAGTAGATTAGCAACAACGCCCATCGTATCACGGTCAATCGTTAAATCACGATGGTCATCATTGTAGCCCTCAAGTTCATTATGTAACGATTCAATTGTGCTAGTATCAATAGACTCCGCTTCTTTTTGTGCGTTTGTCAACTCAGTCTTCAGAGAAATAATATTGCGCTCATTAGAAGCATAGGTAGCATTCTTAGCACTCATATCAAAACCATGTTGATTGACATGACCATGAACTTCGCCAATCTCAGTCTTACGATTTTCTACAGAGGTAAGCTCATTCTCCATCACATCAAGACCATTTTCAATATCGTCTTGTTTGATACGTTTTTTAGATACAATGTTTATTTTGTGCCCATCATCTATATCTTGCTTACATACAGGACATTCATCATTGTCTTTATAGAACTGAAGTTCTTTTGCTATCTCTTTGACCTTAGAACGAAGGTTCTTATCCCAGCGAACTAGTTCCATATACTTCTTATTTACAGACTTCTCATCGCTAATAGATTTTTTCAATTCACCAATTGAAATCTCCATCTCTTTTACATCATCAAGAAGGATACTATTGTCTTTGATTAACTCTTCAATACGAAATTGAGTCTTCTCAGCATCAGCTCGTTTCATTTTCAAAATAGAATCGTTATGCTTGTTCGCAGAAGCAATGCGGTCTGTAGTCAAATCAATTTGATATTTGATGTTCTGTAAATCGGTCTTGTTTTGTGTGATACGTTCCTTGAGCAGAACGTTCATCTTGGTGAAAATTTGAATGTCGAGAAGGTCTTCAATAATTTCTCGACGATGTGCTGCTGGTAGCTGCATGAAAGGAACAAAAGTGCTGCTACCAAGCACAACAATCTGACCAAACGATTTGAAATTCAGCTTCAGGATGTTCTGCTCAAGGTGACTCTGATAATCTTTGTTTGCCCCATCCTGATTTAGAAGATTAGCATTCTTGTATACTTCAAAGATATTGGGTTTGATGCCACGACGAATCATATATTCATCACGCCCAATGTTAAAGTCTAACTCAATAAGCAAGTCTTTTTGATTGATACTGTTAAGTAGCTGTGGTTTGTTTACCTTACGAAAGGGCTTACCATAGAGAGCAAACGAAAGCGCATCTAGAATTGTAGATTTACCAGCGCCATTTTCACCAACAATCAGAGTCGTCTTTTGACTGTTGAGTGAGATTGTAGTGAAAGCATTGCCAGTTGATAGAATGTTTTGATATCGTATAGTTTTAAACTCAATCATAAATTCACTGCCTCAGTATATAATGATGCCACAATATCGGTCACACGACCTTTATTATTACGAATCTCTAGCCCATCAACATACTTGTTTAGAATAGTCAGAGTGTCTTCGGCCTCATCAATCAGATTGTCCTCGTCAACAATATCAAGATTCATATGGTCCTCAACTGTCTTGATATCAGCACATCCCATATCAATTAGCTTGTTCATCCATAAATCAAACAAATAAGGATTAGACTTGTTCTTTACTATAACCTTTACGTAGCTATTTGTCAACTCTTTTTCGAATTTTAAATCTCCAATGTCATTCAATGACATATTCGTGTCATCATACCACAGCTTGTGAAATAGGCAATGAGGATTTTGAATGAACTCTAACTCTCGTGTATTAGTGTCTAGAATATGAAAACCACGAGGATCATCATAGTCACTCCAAGTCATTTGATAGGGAGTACCTAAATACGAAATATTACCGTGGGTAGACTTATGATGGAAATGACCAGACAGTACCATATCAAACTTACTAAAAATATTTTTATCAAGTCCGTTATGGTTAACTGCACCTCGATACATTTCAAATCCTTGTATCTCAAAATGTCCCATAAGAATTTGAGCATCTGTTTCCTCAATCGCTTTCATTGTTACTTCATAGTTCTCATCGCAAATCCATGGCACAAGTAGCACATTCAAACCATCATAGTTTCTCTCTACAGGCTTCTCCCAGTAACAACCAAAGTTGTAGAATGAATGCCCATACAACTGACCCATACTGTTAATTTCATTCGTGTTTTTGAAATATACGTCATGATTGCCAATAATCATATCAGTTGGGATATTACGCTCGTGAATAGGTTTGATTAGATGTTCTTCTAGTTGGGAACTAGTGACGAAATTAATATACTTTCGACGATCACACACATCGCCAAGATGAATAACACGGTCAATATTATGAGTATCGATGTACGGAAAGAACTGCTCGTCAAAAAAAGAATTAATGTGATCAGCAATAATACGATTGTCATTACGGACTCCGAAGTGAGTATCAGTTACGATAGCAATTTTCATTCTTCGTTCTCTTCCTCATCATCATAAAACAACTCAACACCACTCTTCTTTTTTATTTTAGGAATCTTCTTTTTCTCAAGATTTTTCTCAAATTCCTCAACGAAGTTGTTCATATAATCAGTAGCTTGCGAACTTTGATTGTTGGATAAGTCTGCACCAGAACTATCATCATATAGTTCGCCCATCACCGCCATCGATGTGTACATCTTCTGCTTTGTGTATAACTGCGTCTTCTCCTTTGCGATTCTTCGAAGGAACGCATAGTAAATGATTTGCGTAAAATACGCAAAGGGATTGGCAGACTTCGCTGGGTCAAAGTTGTTTAGCGCTCTAATAGCATTCTCAATGCCATCTGCGACCATCTCTTCACGAAATGGATAGTTGATGAAGTTAGGTTTGTATGCGAGCCTCGTCGAGATGTCTATCATGCAGCGCCCAATGTAATCGGGAATAATCGGACGGGATTCGCCCGAATCTTCAGCATCGATGCGGGCTTGACGATATTCCACCATCACTTCAAAAAACTTTTTATTGTCGATATATTGATTCTTGCTTTTAGCCATTGAATCTTTTCCACTTTTTATATTCACTACTATTAATATATACTAAAACGTGACGTGTGTCAACCTAAATTATTATTAATAAAAGTATTGACATTATTTTAAAATGCTGTATAATAGCATTATGCTTATTGATAATAATAGATGATTAGTTATAGCGATTCTTATCTGGTGCTATCAACTGTTCGAAGAAATCATCAACCAAAGAATCAGTTTCGTTAACGCTAGTGTGGTAAGATTCAAGAGCAGCAGTATTGACTTTCTTAGCCTCATACATATATGTATGATAGTAGTATTCAGCGAGTTCGTTTGCTTTACCCAAATTACTGAGTATATTGTCCTTAGATATATATGTAGTATTATTGACAACTAAGCTCATCCAATGCTTCATGGCTACTCCAGCATTTGGATTGAAAACAACAGTGCAAGGGTCTTCAATGATATATCCTGTTTCAGATTCGTCTGTTACCAATGCGAAGATGTCTTCACCACTTATAAGTTTAAACACATATAGCATGTTTATTCCTTTATTTCAACGTTGTACAGTTTCAATTTAAAGCCCTCTTTTGAATATGTATCTACTCTCTCCATGAAGTGTTTTAACGCAAAGTTTCTCTTCTTTTTGTAAGCCAAGTCATCTACAATATCGTATAAGGTGGCTTTCTCTTTGCTTTCATGAGTTCTAAGTCCTCGGCCGATAGATTGAAGATTACGGATCCTAGACTTTGAAGGAGACGCAAAAACAATATTATGCAGATTACGTATATTGATACCAGTAGAATAAGTACCATAACTGGCAAGAATAATAGTATCGCTACTGTCTTCAACAAGCCTTCTAATATTTTCTCTCTCATTTGAATCGACTCCACCGTATACGAAATGAACTTCTTTATCACCTGACTGAAGCATTGGATGTAACAACTTACCATGCTTCTCAACGAACTGAAAGAGTATGAGTGTATTACCCTTTAGACTCCATGCGAGATTGCGAATAAACTTGTTTCGTGCTTCATTTGTAACAATAAAATCAATCTCTTCTTGATATGTTTTGTTACGAATTAGCTTTCTTGTAGCATCAGAATATTCTAATACGATGCCCTTAATCTCAAGGTCTGCTAGAATATTCTGATCCATCAACTCTGATGTACTGACAACTTGTTTTACTGTTCCGAATAAACCCTCTAATACTAATTTATGCGTTGTTGTTCCGTCAAGTGTGCCAGTGAAACCATAGCGATATCTACAATCGTCCATTTTAGATAGGATATTAGTTAGGGATTTTGCTTTGAATAGATGTGCTTCATCGCCAATCACAACATCATATGATTGAAACCATGGCTTCTTTAGCTTATGAATCGACTGCCATGTTGTAACAACTATCTTATTATCTATATCTTTCTCAGCACCCGCCATAATCTTGTGTATGTCCATTGGCTGATTATTGTTGTATTCAACAAAGTCTGATGCCATTTGGTGAACGAGTGATGTAGTCGGTACAATGATAAGAATTCTTCTATCTTGCGCAATATGCCATTGTGTAAGTAAATATATGATAAAAGATTTGCCACTACCAGTAGGCGATAGAAGCAACTTACGCTCTGAGTTTAAACATTCTACGAACGCTTCATTCTGATAGTCTCTTAATTCGTATGGTGCTTTGACCAGGGTTGCTAAAGCATAGCCAGATTTTTCGCCATATTTAGCTATTGGTTTCCATTTTTCTGATACGACACATTCATAGCTTCTATCATTACAGAACGATACCACATAAGGTAATAGGCCAGCGTAAAGCAGTCTTGTCATATTGTTAAGCAGTCGTATTTTTCCGTCCCACATTTTATTGCGATACGCAGGAGAAAACTTCGCTCCGGGAACATCAAACTCAAAATACTGAGACATTTCCATAATCACAGACGCTTCAGCATCGATGCGAAGATATACCTCATTGTGCTTTTCAATATGAACCGTATCTATCAAAATTTAAATACCCACCATTTCCAACTATACTAAGCATACATAATATATATGCAAACTCAATTAGCTAAAATCCTATGCTTTCGCCACATCCACAAGTCGATTTTACTTTTGGATTATCAATTACGAAACTTTGTGAAAATAGAGTATATTGATAATCCAATGTAGAATCTTGGAGATACATCATACTAAAAGAATCAGTAACAGCACCCTCTCCTATGTCAACATCGTCATCTTGTCTATTTGTCACATCAAAAATGTATTTGAATCCAGTGCAACCACCTCCTTGTAGTTCAACACGAAATACTCTATCTTCAGGTTGCGATTGAATACCATTTAGTATCACATCAATTTTATCTAGTGCTGTTTGTGTTACAATCATTGATTTATCTCCAATCTTGACTATTTTTGTATTTAGATTCTAAAAAAGATGTAAGGACCTACATTAGATTGCCCCAGTTCTAAACTTTTCAAAATTTATCATATTGGTAATCAAAAATCCACGATTGTTAATCGATTTGATGATATTCTCTAACAAGTCCACCTTCTCTGTTGCATCGCCAATCT